CTAGTTTCTCACAAAATGCTGATGGTGATTGGGTTCATGATGATGGCCAAGGTAATTTGACAACATTGACATCTGGAACACCTCCGTCTTCTGTTTCATTCAACCTTTTACAGAACATCACCCATAACGATGGCGACGGGAACAGTACGGTCATACCGATTTCGACAAACCTCCAATGTAACCACGGCAATTTAATTCCTGCGCCGACTGGTCTTGTGACGGACAAATATGTTCAAGACTATACGGTTCGCGGGTACGCATGGGCAGCGGCTAATATTGCGGGTGAAACAAATGCATGTCGTCGCGGTGTTACGATGTCGGTTAACGGCAGTGCATTGGCTGATAGGACTTTGGTCGCTGCTTCAACATCCTCAACAGCCAGCGGCGTAATGTCTGTCGCTATTGCATCGAACTTGGGTATTGCTTCTGGTGGACGCTCAGCGGTTATCGCCAATGACCAAGCCGAAGCTCAGGCTCAAAACTCTGGTGCGTTTGGTGGCTCTGGCAATATCCTTCTTCAAAATAACGGTGCTGTTGCTATCGGTTCAAGAGAGACGGCGGGTAGTAACGTCACACGTGGTTGGTCTGGTCTTTACTCTACTGTCAACGGTATCATCGGTGATGGCGGAGCTCCTGCATCACTTTATAATTTCATACTCGGCGGTACGACAAACAAAGCTGACTGGAATTATTCAGGCGTTATCGCGTCTTCCAACTCAGAAAGCCGTAATGT